GGGTCTGGCCGTTGGAGAGGTAGATCTGCGTCTGGTCGCGGGTGCCGATCACCAGCCCGTCGACCGTGGTCTTCAGGCTGATGCCGGCCTCGCGCAGCGCTGCCTCCATCTGCAGGATGGCCTGGCCGGCGCCCTGCGCCGCCTGCTCCGTTTCCTGGGTGCGCTTGTCGCCGCTGAGCTGGCCGGTGCGAAGGTCGAACCCAGCGCCGGCGTTGGTCGGCTTGCCCCCGATGTTGAAGATCTTCACGGCGGCGTAGATCGCGGCGGCCGCCAACGCGATCGGCCCCGCGACGGCCCCCAGGGTGGCCAGCCCCGCGCCGACGGCGCCGCCCAGCGCCGCGCTGCCGGTCAGGCCGGTGACGAGGCCAACCGAGCCCAGAGACGCGCCGGTCAGCGTGCTGCCGAGAAGTGCGCCCGATCCCGCGATGCCGAGCGCCGTGCCGGCCACCCGGCCGGTCTTGCCGCCGATCAGGGACGCGACGGCCGAGCCGGCCGTCAGTGTGCCACCAAGGGCGCCCTGACTAGCGAAGCTCGCCTTGATCGTCTCGATGGTCGCGGCCAGGCTGTCGAAGGCCCTGGCCCAGTCGTGCCGCTTGAACGCGCTCTTGAAGCCGTAGGCGGCGTCGGCCGCCTCCTGCACCGCCAAGATCAGGCGCGTGCCTTCCTTGGCCTGCTTCAGCTCGTTGGCCTGGACCTGCTTCAGGACCGCCAGGCGCGCCCGGGCGCGATCCTTCTCGTCCTCCGTCGCCGTGGCGGAGGCGATCACCTCCTCCAGCTTCTGGCGCTCCAGCTGCTGCTCGATCTCCAGGATCCGCAGCTCGATGACGTTGCGGGCGAAGCCGGACTTCGCCAGGGCGGCCTGGCTGGTGAGGATGTCGGCCTGGCCCTCCAGCGCCTCGCGCTCCTTGACCGCCGCCGCGTCGAGAGTCCGCTGCCGATCCTTCCGGATCTGGACCTCGACTTCCGCGGCCTGCGACGCGGCCTGCGCCGAGGCCAGGGCCTTGGCGTCCTCGGCGGTGATCGCCCCGGCCTGCACCTGCTGACGGTTGCGCTCGGCCAGGAGGTCCCGGTCGAGTTCTTGACGCCGCAGCAGCGCCTCCAGCTCGATCGCGTTCTGCGTCGCCGTGGTGCGCGCGAGGGTCGCCTGGGCCGCGGCCTGGCGGTCCAGGAAGCCGCCGATCGACTGGCGCTGGGTGAGGTCGCGCTCGGCGAGCGCCGCCTGGCGCTCTTGCTCGACCTGGACGTTCTGCGCCGCGGCGGCCTCGCGCACCTTCTGCAGCGCCACCTTCTGCGCCGCGGCCGTGATCGAGCCCTCGGCGCGTTGCTTGGCCAGGCGGTCCTCGGCCGCCTTCAGCTCGATCGCGACCTCCTGGCGCTTCAGCGCGGCGATGCGTTCGATGTCCCTAGTCAGCGCCAGCTGGGCGGTGAGCGCTTGCTTCGTGGCGGCGTCGATAGCCAGCTGCGACTGGTCCTGCGGGCCCTTGGCGCCTGTGGGCGTGAGGAACCGCTTGCGGATCGCATCGGCTTCTTTCTGGGCGTTCCGCGCATCGCTGGAGGCCGCCTCCTCCATCATGGCCTTCTCGGCCTCGAGGATGGTCACCCGCTGCTGAGCGCGCTGCAGAGCCTTGCCGCTCTTGAAGTCCGCCTGCGACTGGGCATCGGGAAGGTTGGCCTGGAAGCCCGGGCTCTGGATGTACTGGACGCCGCGGCGCGCATCCTCGAGCTGCTGGTCGATCGTCTTCCCGCGGCCGATGCCGAGCAGCTGGTCCCACATGTCCCTGGCGGCGTTGGTGACCGAACGGACCGCCTGCTCCAGGTAGCCGTATTCGGGGGTCAGCTTCTCGACGTGCTGTCGCAGATCCTCCGCGAGCTGGGCCGCCGCCGCCTCATGCCGGCCCTGCTTCTCCAGCTGGTCGACGTACTCAAGCTGCGCCAGCGTGAGGTCGTGGTAGGTCTGGGCGTGCTTGGCCCCCCACTTCGCCACGCCGTCGGACATGCCGGCGAAGTCCTTCAGGATCTCCTGCGTGCTCTGGCCGGTGAGCTGGGCATAGCGCTCGGCCGCCACAGTCAGGTCTTCAATGGTCTTGGCCGAGAACTGCCCGGTCGCGATCAGCTGGGTGAGCGCGGCCTTGCTGGTGGAGACGCTCTCGCCGGTGGCGCTGGCGATCCGGTGCGCCATGGCCTCGTACTGGCCGGCGGTGACGCCGGCGGCGTTGCCGGTCGCCGTGAGCGTGTTCTGGAATCTGGCGGCCTCGGCTTCGCCCTTCAGGAACCCCGTGACGACGAGGCCGACCGCGCCGGCAAGCAAGGCGAAAGGCCCGGCGCGGGCGACCAGACCAAGCGCCTGGCCAGCGACGCCGCCGAGCGCCTGGGAGAAGCTGACGCCGCGCGCGCCTGCCATGGCGAAGACGTCGGCGATCTGAGGACCCTGCTGGATCAGGATCATCATCGGGTTGATGCCGCCGGCGGCGCTGACCGCCACGTCCGTCAGCTGGCGCGAGAGGTTCAGGCTCTCGGCCGCGCTCAGCCGGCTGGCTGCCGCATGGCGGTTCAGCGTTACCACGTTGCCGCCGAGTTGGCTGCTGGCCGCGCTGCTCGCCGCGCCGGCCCGGTTCACGCCGGCCGCAGCCTCGTTGGCCGCCGGCGCCACCGTCTTCAAGCTCTGCTCGACCTTGGCCACCTCGGCCGACGCCTGGGCGCCGCCGGTGGCCTCGAGCCGCAGCTTGGCGACGAGGTCCCCGCTCATGCCGCAGCCTCCGCCCAGGCGGTGAGCGCCTCGGCCTCCATCTCCTGGATGTGCGAGAAGTCGGTGCGGCGCACCGCCAGGCCCAGGCCGCGGGCCACCAGGTCCAGGACTTCATAGCGAAGGCCGGTGCGCCGGATGACGGCGCGATCCAGGGTCGAAAGCGCCACGGCGTTCCACTGGGTGGCCATGCCCAGGAAGAGCCGCACGGCCGTGTGGTTGTCGGGGTGCACGCGGAACGCCGCCGGCGCAGATCGCGGTGGCGCCAGCTCGGCGAGGGCCGCGGCGATCTGCGCCTCGGTGGCGCCGAAGCACTGCATGTCCTCGGCCAGGCGGTCCAGCTGGGCCTGGCTGGCGCGCCGCTCGTCCTTCGGGCCGACCGCGATCAAGCGGGCGGCGTCGAGGCGTTTTTTGCCGCCACCCCGTGCGCGAACTTCGTGTAGGCCAGGTTCAGCGCGTTGCGCATGTAGGGCGGCGCGAGGAGCTGCTCCAGGAACGCGGGCGTGAACGCCTGTTCCTCGTCCGCTCCGAGCCCGGCGATCACCAGGCGCAGCGCGGCCTTCTGGCCCTTCACCCCTGGGCCCTGCGCCTCGAGCTCCTCCTGGTCCACCAGCCGGAACCGCACTGAGAACTCCTGCTCCATGGTCCCGCCGCCGTCCTGCGGCACGTCGACCAGCACCGGCCAGTCGCGCTCGATCCCTGTCGCGAGGGTCGCGAAGTCGAACTTCATGTCTCTCTTCACCCCGCATGGGGCTCCCCGAAGAACCAGGGGGCGGCCTTTCGAAGAACTCTCCCGTCGGGCCGCCCCCGTCGCTCCGGGGAGGAGAGCCGTCAGCGCTGCGCGCGCTGGATCAGGTCAGGACGAGCGAGATGTCGTCGTCCGAGGTGAGGGAGGCCGGCACCAGCTTGACGTTCGCGGAGACCACGTCCTGGTCATTCTCGCGGGCGTACTTCGGCGTGATCAGCTGGGCGCGGGCGTTGACCGTGACGATCTTGCCGGCCACCGAGCCGTGCACCATGGCGATGGTCTCCACCGCCCCGGTCCGCCACTTGGTTTCGTAGTTGTAGACCGAGGCCAGCGGGACCGTGGTCTTGATGGAGCCGGTGAGCTCGCGCGGGCCGCGCAGCTCCACGTTCTCCTGCTCGGGCACGTCGACGAACTTGACGTTGTCGGAGGCGTCGAGCTGGAACTCGCGGATGCCCAGGCCATTGACCCCGCCCAGGGCGAAGGTCGTGGTGCCCTGCGCCACCACCAGGCTGTCGAGCCAGCCGGTGAAGTCCGCGTCGGCCTGGGCCAGCACGGCGCCGGCCTCGGTGACATCGCTGTGCAGGCCGCGGCCCATGAACACCAGCATCGGGCGCTTGCCGGCCGACAGCTCGAAGCCGACCCGGCCGCGCCAGCCCTTGATCAGGTGGACGCGCTTGTTCCCATCGCGCCATTTGTGGGTGATCGAGTCGGCCAGTAGCGGGTTGACCATCGGAGCGTAGGTCACGGACGTGGCCGCCACGGTCGTCTCGGTGTAGCCGCAGGCCTTCATGATCGGCCCCCATTTCGGCGCGGTGCCGGCGACGCCGGAGCCGATCAGCGGCACCTTGAAGCCGAAGGCCACGTGCTCGCCGTAGACCTGGTCGGCCTCGGCCCCGACGCCCGGCTTGGCGGTGTTCGGGGTGACGCGCTCGCCCTGCAGGTCGAACGTGACCTCCTCGCAGCGCACCGACTGGGCCGCGAGCGCGACGGGGTCGACGCCGTAGGTGACTTCCTTCTTGGACAGCAGCAGCTGCAGATCCATGGCGCTCAGGCCTCCTGGTCAGTGGCGGCCGGGGCGGCCGAGGGCGCGGCGCCTTCCAGGACAGCCTGGACCTGCGGCGGCGGGGGGAAGCCCGACGCGCGGCTGGCGTCGGCGATCGCCTGCGCGCTGGCCGGATCGATCGAGGTGCGGCGGCCTTCGGCCACGGCGGCGGGCTGGGTGGGCTTGTCGTCCTGCTCGGACACGTTGGCGGCTCCGGTTTGGCGGTTGGTGCGGCTGGCGCGGCGGCTCATGACTGGACCCCGTAGGAGACGAGGGTCGGCACGCTGAACTCGAGCAGCTCGAGCTGGCGGCCACCGTCCTCGCCGGCGGTGAACTGGAGGGTGCGCTGGGCGGCGAACTGGACCGGCTCGGAGGCGTCCTCGAGCAACCAGCCGCGCAGCGTGGCCTTGATCTCGGCCGTGGCGGTTTCGAACTGGGCCATGCCGCCCGGGAACACGAGGGCCATGGTCACGCCGAAGCGCCAGGTCTCCTGCTGGGAAACGATCATGCCGGCCTCGCGAACCGGCGCGGCGACGATCGAGATCGGGTGCACCAGGGCCGTGACGTCCGGCCCGAGCGCGAACATCTCGACGATCTCCTCCGGCTTGGAGCCGGTGGCGACCTGCAGCACCGAGGGGCAGTTGGCGGTGATGCGCGCGGCGATCGCGTCGAAGAGGCCCTGCATCAGCCGAGCCCCGCGTAGAGGGCGCGGCGCCAGTGGTCGACGACGATCTCCGGCACCGCGACCTGGTCGTCGGCTGAGAGGCCGAGGTACGGGCGCGCCGGGATCCGCACCGACTTGCGGGTGACCCACTGCCCGGTGGCGAGCTGGAAGCGCAGCGCCTGGCCCTTGGCGGTGATCGTGCCGCCGAGTTGGTGGATGGCCGCGTACGCGCCCGCCGCGCCCCCGGCCCCGACCTCGACGGCGTGGTTGCCATCGACCCGGTAGCTCACGCTGTCGCGCAGGGTCCCGCTTTCGACCAGGGTGCGGCCGCCGCTCGTCTGGGCCCGCAGCGACTGCGGCCAGGCGACGCCGTCCGGCCCGACATTGGTCTCGAAGCGCTCGAGCGTGCTGCTCTCCAGCTCCGCGCCGATGTCATCCAGGACCGGGCGCAGGTCATCGTTCACCTGCCGCAGGGCGGCGAAGGCGGTGGCCGCGCCGGTGGACGAGATCTGGATCGAAATGGCGAGCCCGCTCATCAGCAGCCCCTCAGGAAGGGAGCCAGGCTGTCGTCGGTGAAGACGCGATCGGGCGCGGAGACGCGGGCGCCGCTGTCGGCCGCCGGCGCGGGCACGTCCACGCCCTCCTCGCCGCCGCCCAGCACCGCCAGGCCCTTGGCCACGTCGCGGGCCCAGGCGCGCCAGCGGGTAGCGTCGGCCTTCACCTGGTCGCGGCCCTGCCGGTCCAGGCTCTCGCGGGCGAGCGCGATGGTGGCGGTCTGCGCGGTGCGCGGCGCCGGGTTCAGCGGCGTCGGGTACTTGGCGGCGAAGTAGGTGTCGAGCTCGGCCGCGGCGTCGTCCAGGGCGCGCTGGATCCGCGCCTCATCGTAGGCCGGCGGCGGGTTGGCCGACTTGGCCAGCATCACCGCCTCGGCGGCGGTCACGGCCGCCACGAAGTCGTCCACGGTGGCGTAGGCCATGGCTCAAGCCGCCTCCGCCCGCTCGGCGTCGAGGGGCAGCGGGCACATCTGGCCCAGGCCCAGCTCGGCCTGCAGGTCCGGACGCAGGTGGTCCGGCGCACGGAACGCGCCTGTAGCGGTGAGGCGTTCGAACCCGGCTCGAGCGGCGTTCCGGCGGGCCTCGAAGGCGCGCTGAAGCCGTGCCGCGGCCTGGGTGAGGAGGTTGGCGCGGGAGCCGCGGGTCATCCCGTGATCCCCTTGACCGCCCACATGACGGCCTCCTCGAACTTGGTCTTGGCGATCGCGAACTCCCGGCCGCCGCGGCCCAGCGCCTCGGTCAGGGCGTCCATCGCCACGAGCGCCTCGGCGCCTTGCGCTTTCAGCTCGGCGATGAAGGCGGCTTCCTGAGCCGTGAGCTCGCGATGTCCCGGCGTTCCAACCATTCAGTCCTCCCGGGCCCCCTTGCGGGGAGCTCGCTTCTTGGCGGTGGACGACGTGCTGGGCGCGCTCGGCTCTGCCGCCGGGGCCGCAGCCCCGGCGGGTTCGCCACGCCCAGCTTCTGGCTGGGGTGCATCGGTGAAAGCGGGAGATCCGCTGGAATTCTCGGCCGGCGGCGGCCCGTCCACGCCGCCGGCTTCGGAGGCGGCGGGTTGGCCGCCGGCCTCGGTCTCGCCCTGAGCTGGAGAGCCCTCGGGCGAAAGGTCTGCCGGGATGAACGCCTGGTCCGCCTCGGCGCGGTCCTCGAGCTGGTCGAGCAGCTGGACCAGGTCCGGGGTCGGCGCGCGCTCGGCGGCATGGATGGCGTTCAGCACCACGCGGGCCGAGCCAGGCGGTCCGGTGAGCGCCGTCCTCACCAGCTCGCCCATGAAGACGAGAAGCTGGCCGCTCGCCGCTGCGAAGCGGTCGATCACCGCCTTCAGCTCGGGCGAGATCTCGATCGGCGGCAGGACCAGCTCGGCGGTGCCGGCCAGCAGCCGCGCGGTCAGGACCTCCATCGGCAGGTCTTCCCCGCCGACGACTTCGTCGCCGATCTCGAACTGGCGATCGGCGATGCGCAGGGCGATGTGCGTGAGACGGGCACGCATTGGATCAGGCCACCGCGTCCTGGATGAAGTAGCCGCAGCTGGAGGCGACGATCAGCTCCTTGAGCTGCTCCTCGACCTGCACTCGCTGCGAGCCGCCCAGACCGATCTTCGGCTCGGGGATGACGCGCGTCCGGCGGCGCTCACCGAACGGCACAGTCATCCCGAAGGTCATGCCGCGTTCGTTGTTGGCGAGCTTGTTGATGTAGGTCAGCGAGATGTGCTTGCCCCAGGCTCGATTGAGCACGGCGGCCTGGCCCTTCTTCGCGGTGTTCACGCGGGCCTTGCCGACCAGGATGCGCTCGATCTCCAACTCCTCGGCCAGATCGGCCAGTCGAGCCTTCCCGCGGGTGGAGGCCTCGCCGTAGAGCTTCGCGATGAGCTTCGGGTGGGTGGCGAGCTTGTTCCACACCGGCTGGCCCAGGGTCATGAGGTTGGGCCGCATGATGGGAACGTCGAGCGCGTCCCACAGAACCTGGAACGGATCCGAGGCCGGGTCCGAGAACTGGTTGACGCCGGCGAGTTGCACCTTCTGGCCAGCCGGATAGGTGTTGGGGTTGAACACCAAGCCCGCCACGCGGATCTCGCGGGCCAGGACCATCAGGTCCGTCACCGTCTCCGTGGCGTGCGCCATGGGATCGTAGCCCTGGGGCGCGGTGTTGATGTCCTTGTTCGGGACGAGATCCGAGAGGGCGTTGTCCTCGACCTTCGCCGTGGTTTCGGTGGCGGTCACCTCGATGGTGTTCGCCTCGGACCGGCGGCCGATCCGGGTCTCGGGCACGGTCAGCGCCTCATCGACCGGATAGTTGAAGTAGGTGAACTTCTCGGAGCTGACCGGCGTCGCGATGGGCAGCACCTCGTCGGCGATCATCTCCTCGTTCTTGTAGGCGATCGCGATGCCCGTGTAGGTCGGGTGAATGGGAAACGGCTCGTCCATGTCGATCGGGGTCCTGGGTTCCTAGGGTGTGGGGTTCGATCAGCCCTGCATCACGCTGGGCTTGAGATCGACTTCGCCGATGTCGCCGAGCACGCCCGAGACTTCCGCGAAGCCGACGATGCGGACGTTGGCGCCGGCGGCCGGAGCGGCCGTGATCGCGCGGCCGACCGCGTCCGAGGTGAGCGGGTCGCCACGCGTGACGTTGCCGCCGTATTCCACCTCGACCGTGCCGGACTTGTAGATGTCCACCGCATCGCCGGCGGCCGCGGCGCCGCGGCTGTCCGCGACACCCGCGTGCTTGTCGGCGGCCGCGGCGGAGTTGATCACCCCGCCATCGGCGGCGCCGTGCTTCACGATGCGGCGCGGCGTGATCGCGGCCTCGGCGGCGTAGGTCTTGGCGACTTGGTGGCGCATGGGTTCTTCAGGGTCCCTGTTTGGTCAGCGGCCGACGCGGGCGGCGGCCTGCGAATAGGAGAGGTTCTCGCCGCGCTCGGCGGCCTCGCTCCGGATCCGACCGATTTCGGCGGCGATGGAGGCTGGATCGGTCGCGCCGTCGAAGCCATTGGCGGCCGAGAATTCGGCGAACTGGATCGACGTGCCGAGCCCCTCGAACAGCTTCTTGAGCGCCGCGCGCGGTTGGGTGTCCGGCTCGGAGAAGGCTACGGTCTGATCACCATCGAGGGCGGCGAACAGCGCCGCGGCGTCGGCGCGCAAGGCGGGCGGCAACCGGCCGGCGGTGACCAGGCCGTCCAGGAACTCGGCGTCGGCCTGGCGCGCCTGCTGGCGCTGACCCTCGGCGAAGGCGACTTCGCGGTTGCGGATCTGCGCCTCGCGGCCGTCCAGCTCGGCGGCGCGGGCTGCCAGCACGTCGTCGCCCGTCCCACCGTCGACGGTGATCGCCGGTTCGGGCGCGGCTTCGGTGGCCTCGGCGAAGGCCGGCGCGGCGTCGGCCGGGACGTAGGGCTCGACGCTGTCGATGTACCAGGTGGGGACCACCCGGTCGGCGGTCTCGATGTCGTGCTGCTCGATGATCCAGTCCCGCAGGCCGCGGAACAGGCTCTGCACCGAGTCGGCGTCGGCGGCCGCGAAGGCCACCAGGCTGTCGGCCGGTGCTTCGGAGAAGGCGGGCGTCAGGCCCTTCACCGCCGGCGGCTGGGCGCCCAGGAAGCCCACGTGCCGCAGGTACCAGGCGCCGGGCTTGGGATTGGCCGCATCGTCCGGCGCGTAGAAGGCCGAGGAGACGTAGCGGTAGCGGCCGGCCTCGACACCCTCGGCGAAGGCGGCGTCCACCTTCTCGGTCTCGGCGAACAGCTTGCCGCCCTCGACCGCCAGGCCCTTCACCCAGCCCCAGGCCGGATCGTCGGTCTTCGGATGGCCCAGCACGATGGGGCCGCACTGCAGGGCCGGGTCGTAGGCGGCGGCGATCGCGGCGATGTCGGCCTCGGAGAACGCATACTCCTTGCCGTCCACGGCGCGGTGCTTGCCCGCTTTGAACACTTCGATCCGGTCGAGCATTGTAGCTGGTGACTCTCGGGCTTCGGGGCGCCTAGACGGGCGCGTCTGGAAGCCTCACCATGCTGGGTGTCGGAGCGGCCGTAGCCCCTGACAGTTGTCAGCCCCCATCAGTCCTGGAGAGATCGCGGGATGGCGAAGTACACCCGAGAGAACCGTCGCTTCCGCTGCCAGGGCGACGACGGCAAGAGCTACGTGCTGGTCGAGTATCAGGACGTGATCGACGCCGGCACGTACGACAATCCGCACGCCAAGGTCCTTGGGCTCAAGTCGCTGACCACAGATCGCGGCGATGCCGTGAATTTTCTGACCGACGACACCTTCCAGGTGGTTCGAACTGGGGTCCGTCTGCAGAAGGCATGACGCGCGCCGGCTGGCGGCCTGATAGATGGCCCGTCGAACGCCTTCAAACGGGCGCCGGCGGCCGGAACGCGGTCGGGCCTTGGATCGGCCGGGGCGACACCCAGAGAGGCCTATACGGCCCGGAATTTCGGCCAAGCTTGATCGCCACGCCCGGCCGGCCCATATTCCAACTCGCGCCGCGGCTCCCAGCGAACGGGATCCCTCTGCGGCGCCACGAGGCCCGGGGGTCGCTCCCGCGGGCCTTTTTCATGGGGGGACCGATGGCTGGTGCGCGGACGCGCGACCCATTCTCCGCTGCTCTCTCGGCAGCCGCCGAATTCTTCTTCGCCCTGGCGGAGCGAGCGGCGATCGTCGGGGCGCTGAAGTTCGCGGCCTACGACCTGAAGGCCACTCGCGGCGACCCCTGGCTGCAGGCGACCTTCTTCGTATCGTTCATCTTGCTCCTCGGCTGGGTGCAGGAGGCGGTGTCGGAGCGGCTTTTTCCGATCGCGGCACGCATTCGAGAACACCCGCGTCATGGCCGGCTCTATTTCTGGATCACCGCGTTCCTGATCGGCACCATGGTTCTGCTGTGTATGTCCGCCATCGTCGTGATCGTTGAGGCCGCCGCAGCAACTGCGGCTAAGTGACGGGCCGCCGATAAACCAGCGTCCCCACCCGGTGCCCCTGCGCGGACTGCTCCAGCTGCGTCCGGACCTTGTTCGTCTTCCCCGGGCCATACGCCGTCGTCCCCATCCACACCCCTCGCGACGAGCCCTCGTGGAAGGTGACTACGAACCACTGCCGGCCGGCCTGGGGCACGTCGAAGACGCCGACCAGGTTGCGCACCAGCACTGAGCTGCCGTCGGCGCGGGTCTGCAGCGAATGCCAGATCTCGTCCGGGTCGCGGATCACGGCGCCGAAGATCTCCGCCAGCGGGCCGCGTGAGCCCAGGCCGGCCTTCGGGCCGATCGGCTGGCCGGCGGCGTCGTGGGCCTGGAACATGCGCTGGCCCATCACCAGCGGGACCTGGGCGCGGTCGGCGTAGACCTCGCCCTCCTTGACGCCGAGCACATCCGCCAGCGCCTCGAACACCTTCTGCGGATCCGTCACCCCCTCCAGGTCGGGCCGCACGTCCACGTCGCTGGGCAGCGGCCGCGGCTGCGGCGGCGGCGGGAGCGCGCGCGGTGTCCGGTCGCCCGCCACGAAGTCCCGCTGCGGCTCGGGCATGGCCGGCGGCGTCAGGCCCGCCATCCGCGCCTGGCCAACGTTGTAGCCGAAGCCCGGATCGATCCCCTCGGGCACCTGCTCCACTTGGCCGGTGCGGCGGTTGCGCCAGGCCCGGGTGCGGTAGACGCCCTTGGCGACCAGCTGGTCTTCCGTGGTGATCTCCGTCCCCGCCCGATGCGAGGTGGCGAAGCACTTGCAGAACCAGCCGTTGGGGCACCAGTGGGTCTGCCAGAACGGGTGGTCGTAGGGCAGCGCGATGCCGTCCCAGGCCAGGTGCAGCGGACGCGGATGCTCCTGCGGCGTGTGGTGGTACTTGATGATCGGCCGGGTCGCGAACGAGCGCGAGAACCGCTCCCAGCGGCCGGCCGAGTGCGCCATGCGCATGTTGGTGTCGTAGATGGTCCGCAGGCGCCGCGGCGTGCCCAGCGTCACCAGCTCCTCACGGCCGGTCACCGGATCGACCTGGCGCTTCTTGCCCCACCAGCCCTTGGCCTCGAGCAGCGGCCGGACCTCCTGGGCGAAGCGATCCTGCGTCCAGCCGTCCTTGATCGCCGCGAGCAGCGCGCCGTGCAGGTCGGTCAGGATGTCCGCAGTCGCGGCCTTGGCCACCACGAACGCGTTGAGGTGCTCGGCCTGCCAGACGTCCTGCCAGGCGAACGAGAACCGCCCGCCCACCGACTTCTGCTCCAGGTAGGCGACGGCCTCCGCCGGGGCGCGGTTGTCGAAGGTGACGACGGCCATCAGTCGGCCGCCTGGGCGCGGTCCTCACGGTCGGAGAGCGCCAGGCCGCCCTGGCCGGCCAGGCCCGCCTGCAAGAGGGCGCGGGCCAGCTGCTCGGTCAGCGCCGCGCCGGCGTCGCCGGTGAAGAGGCCGACCAGGCGCTGGGCCGCGGCCTCCAGGCTGGGGCTGGCCAGCACCAGGTCCTCAATCGACCGGGCCACCGGCTCCATGGCCGCCTCCCAGTCCACCAGCTCCAGGTAGGCGTCGATGGCGTCGCGGCTGCGATCGGCCTCGGCGAAGGCGGCCTGGACCGGCGCGGCCGGGGCGAGGTTCGGCGGCGCGGGCGCCGGCGGCGTGGGCGGCGGCTCCGGCGCGGGCTTGCGCCGCCAGCCGGGGTATCGCGCCCCGGCCATGTCCTCGTCCGGCTCGTACCCGGCGTCGTCCATGGTCTTCAGGGTGTCGGCGTCCTTCTTCCGCAGCTCGGCGGCGCGCTCCTCGTCCTCAGGGCTGGGCCGCTTCAGGATCGGGATCGCCGCGCCGGGGAAGTTCCACTCGGTCAGCCAGCGAGCCGGGCCTTGCTGGAAGCTCTCGCACAGCTCCTCGACGTCGGCGTCCGTGACCTCTTCCTTGACATCCTGGTGCACCTTGCCCTGGGCGAGCGAGGAGCCGTCGTCCGTGGTCATGGTCTGGCCGATGACGATCTTGGAGACCTCGGCGTTCATTTGCCGAAGGAAGGTGGCCTGGTCGACCGTGCCGCGGGTCGCCTCGAGCAGCTCGAGCACGGTGCCCTCGGGCTTCACCACGGCGCCGTCGATGCGGATGGCGATGGCCGCGGCCAGCAGCTTCTGGATGGTGTCCGCGTCGCTCCCGGCCGGATAGGTGCCGACGGCCGTGGGCGCGCCGAACTTCTCCAGGGCGCGCAGCCAGAACGCCAGGCCCTGCTTCTTGAAGTAGACCGGCCAGTAGAGCTGGTGCGCCAGGCCGAGGCCGTAGGGCTCGTCGTCATTGTCGGCCCCGGACGACATGATCCAGAACTTGCGCTCGGGCAGCTGCTCGCCCTGGAAGGTGTTCGTCCGGGTCAGCAGCCTCAGCTCGCCGGCGTCGGTGAACCGGAAGCGCCAAGGCGTGCGCACCTTCACCTGGTCCAGCCACACCCGGTTGTCCCGGATCGACCACATGCACTCGCCGACGCTGAAGCCGTAGAAGAAGCCCCAGCTCATGCCCTTGGTCGCCCGGTCGAAGGCGATGTCGTCCAGGTTGGCCTGCAGCTGCTCGGCCGCGGCCTTGCTGATCACATCGTCCCGGCCCGGCTCGACCACCAGCGGCCGGCCGACGATAGCCAGGCGGCGCTGCTGGAAGGTGGCGTGCACCTGGCCGTCGCGGCGGATCTCGCGATAGGCCTCCCAGCGCTGGCCCAGGCTGGCCAGCACCGTGTCCTGCGGGTGTATCAGCGGGCCGAAGAACGGCCGGGTGATGTCGCGCCCGTCGCGGGAGGTGGCGATCTCGGTGAGATCGGGCGAGCCTGCGCCGTCGGCGAAGCCGGTCATGTCAGTACCCTGAAAGCTGGATCTCGGAGGCCGCGACGCCGAAGCCGCGGTCGTCGACGGTGGCGACGCCGGTCACGCCGGTGGGCCCCGCGGAATGGAAGTCGACTTCGCCCACACCCTGGCGCAGGGCGAAGCCCGCCATTACCAGCGCGACCGCCGCGTCGGCGTGGCGCTTGGACTTGCCGCCGGCCGCCGCCGAGGCGTCCTCGCCCTTGGCGGTGTTGCGGGACTGGGGGATCGCGGGCACGCCGTTGACGACCCGGACCGCACGCAGGTCGCCGGCCACGTCGGCGTCGCGCGGGATGGCGATGCGGCCGTCCTCGAACCGGCTCTTGATGGGCGGGCCGTGCTCGCGCCACCAGCCTTCGTTGGTCCGGATCGCGGTGACCCGGCTCTCCCCGAAGGCCTGGACCAGGCGCTCCGCCAGGTAGTGGCCGTTGCCGTTGGCGTCGATGCCGCAGCGCCAGCGCCGGAGCCGGCGCAGCACGTACTTCGCCACGAACTCCTGCTCGCGGAACGGGACGTTGCGCATCTCCACCATGAACGGCGTCCGCCAACGGCGGTCCTGCAGCTCCTCCAGGAGCCAGATGACCGACAGGTCGGAGGTGCGCGCGAAGTCGATGCCGGCGCCGTGCGCGCCGCGGACGTTCATGGCGGCGATCGCCGGCAGCACCTTGGCCTCGCACCACTCGGCGACGGCGGCTTCGCGGAGGTGGTCGGGCCAGAGCGCGAAGCCGTCATCGAACGCCAGGCGCAGCACCGTGGGCTCGGGATCCTCGGCCCGCTCGATCTGGTCGTACGACAGCCAGGCCCCGCCGGACCGCGACGGGATGCAGTCCAGCTCCTGGGCCGCGCCGGCGCCGTACATGCCGCGGATCTTCTTCTCGAAGGCGAGCTTGCCCTCGGGCGTCGGTGTCTCGCGTTTCACCAGGCAGATGCGCTCGTACAGGCCCGCAGCCATAGCGTCGGCGAAGGTGATGGTGATCACCCGGCCTAGGCGGTCGCCGGCGCGGATCTTCTGGATCTCCTGGTTGAAGGTGTTCTCGACGCCGTAGTGGGTGGAGATCACCGTCACGTCGCCGCCCCAGATGGCCAGCGCCATCGCGGCGTCCAGCAGGGCGGCCAGGTCCATCACGAAGGCCGCCTCGTCGACGATGACGTCGCCCTGCTTACCGCGGAGGGACCGTGGCGCGGAGCTGAGCGCCTGGATCCGGAAGCCGGAAGCGAACTCGATCGAGAACGCCTTGATGAAGCGGGTGTCCCCGTGGTCGTCGGCGTCCTCGAACAGGAACTCGCTGACGTTGCTGGCCGCCATGCCGAAGGCCTTGGCCCACATGGCCGCCGCGTCGATGAACTCCTTGGTCATGTCGAGCGCGTAGCCGATGTAGAACTGGTTGCGGCCGCCGGCGCTGCGGCTGCGCGCCGCCCGCAGGGTCGCGGTCGAGGCCACCCCCCAGGTCAGGCCGATCCGGCGGCTCTTCTCCACGAAGATGAGGCCCGGCTCCTGCCGGGCCACGTGGAAGTCCTGCTGGTAGGACAGGAGCAGCATGCCGCGCGGCATCTGCTCCATCTCCGGCGGGAGCTCCGTTCCCTCATGCGCCGGGAACAGCTCAGTGGGCGGCTCGCTCATCTCTGCCGCCATTCGTGCCAGATGATCACAAGTGCGAAGCCGATCGGGATGAGGATCGCCTGGCTCACGTGTCGACCCCCAGGATCGCCCGCTCGATCTGCTTGACCTTCTCCTCGCTGAGCCCGGCGGCCTTGGCTTCCTTGCCGGCGGTGGCGGCGGCCTCCTTGCGCGCCTGCTCGGCGATCCGGGCCGCGCGGTCGGCGTCGGTCTTCTGCGCCCCGGCGGCGGACTGGATGGCGCGGGCGAAGAACATCAGGCTCTCCGGATCCAGGCTCGCGCCCTCGTCCAGGTTGCCCAGCATGTCGAAGGCCAGGCTCTGGAAGGCCTGCAGCAGCACCTGCATGCCCTTGCCCTCGGCCAGCTGCGGGCCGACCTCGCGCGCGAAGGCGTCGGCGAAGGCCTGGCTGCGCTTCATCCGCTCGCCGAGCGCGGCGAACTTCTGGGCGTGGCGGTGGACGGCGGAGCGGCTGGGCTTGGCCGTGGCGCCGTTGAACTCCAGCAGGCTCTCGAGGCGGGTCATCACCTCGTCGAGCGGGATCCGGCCGCCGTTGAACTCGACGAGCCATTCCTCGAGCTGCTTTCGAGCGCCCTCCGGGAGCCGCTCGACCGTGCTGCGCTTGGCCATGGCTCAGCCCCGCGGCGAGGGGCGCTGGACGCCGGGCACCACGGCGCGGCCGGCGGCCACGTCGAGGCCGCGGTCGGTCAGGGTGGCCACCACCAGGTTGGCGGCCTCCGTGGTGGTCAGGAGGTTCTGCTCGGCCAGCCAGGCCAGCTCCACCTTCACCTGGTCGCGGGTGGCGGTCAGGCCCAGCTCGTCCAGCGCCGAGTGCAGGATCGAGCTGTTGGCGCGGAACGCCGGCGCCGCCTCGAGCACGCGCAGGATGGCGATGCGGACGTGCTTGGCGAAGTGTTCGGCGTAGCTCATCCGCGCACCCCCAGGCCGCGCTCGAGGTGATAGCCCTCCAGTCGCTGGATCCCGCCCAGCGCCTGGTCGATCTTGGAGTCCACGACGCGCACGCTGCCGGCCACGCGCTCCAGGTCGGCCTTGGTGGGCAGCTGGTCGACTTCGTGTTCGATGGCGCTCACCCGGCCTTCCAGGACGGTGCTGCGGTTCACCTCGAGGTCGATCCGGTCCTCCAGGACCTTGTCTCGCGCGAGCGACTTCTCCTCAGCGGCCTTGACCGCGTTGGCGGAGACCTGGCGCATCGACCAGCAGGCCCAGACGGCCAGGCTCTGCAGGCCGACGACCAGGACCGGCCAATACTCGAGAAGCTGTTTCATTGGGCGCCTGAATGGGTTCGAAGGCGCCGCTCGAACGCCTCCTGGCAGAAGAGGCAGCGGCGCGCGCCCGGCAGGGCCTTGCGGCGCTCCGCGTCGATGAGATCCGAGCAGTCGTCACACAGGCCGAAGGCGGCCGGCGTCGCCAGCTCCTCGGCGCCCGCGCGGACGGCCCGCAGGGCGAGCTCGCGCCGGAACTGCTCATGGCGTTGGGCCAGGTCGAGGACGTCGCTCATGAGCCCCAGCCCTTGCCGCCGCCGAGGCGCACGGCGCGGTACATGATCTCGCGTCGCCAGGCCGGGACCGGCGGCTCCACCACCTTCATGGCCTCGCGGAAGATCGCGTCGGCTTCGGCGCGGAGGTAGACGGGCGCTGTGAAGCTTTCCCGGAACGGCCCGGTGATCCAGCGCCGCGGCTCCTCGCCTGGCGCGCCCCACTTGCCGGTCCCCTTCGTGGCGTAGAGGAAGTCGTGGATGATCGCCGGCCGCGCCCAAGGCCCGAGTGGCGGGAAGAGGTCCCAAAGCCCCCAAGGGATCGAGGCGAAGTCGGTCTCGAAACCCGCCGGGACGGTGATCACCTCCAGGCTGTCGGAGTAGCCCACGTGGTACTCGAGCGGCTCCAGCAGGCGGACACAGGCGCGGCCGCCCCGGCTCTCGCCGGCCTCCTCGACCCGGAAGGCGCCCGTGATCCGTGCAGTCATTGCGCGGCAGGATCCGCGGGCTTCAGCGCTGCCTTTACCGCGTCGGCCACCATGCCGCGGATCTGCTCTGCCGACAGCGCCTGCGGCGCCGGGGTCGCCGGCGGGCAGTCGATGGTGAAGGCGAACGGCCACATATAGGTCCGGTGGCACGTCTCGATGTGGCGGTTGGCTTCTCTGAGCACTGCCAGGCTGTCCACTCCGGCCGCGCTCGCCCGGGGCTTTTCGAGCCCGGTAGGCGTGACGCAGCCGGCGAGCGCGATCGCGGCGGCCACGAGCAGCGCGCCAAGTCCGAGGCGCTTCATGATGATGTCTCCGTAGATGTCGAAGAGGGCGAGCACGATCAGCAGCAAGCCAAGCGCGAGGATGGAGAGGAGCGCCCGGGCGTCGCCGGGAAAGGCGCGGAGCTTGGCCGGGGTCACGGGTAGATCTCCCGGAAGCGGCCACACCAGGCGATGCGCTCGTCCAGGCCGGCGAGCGCCGGGTTGATCAGCTGGGTGACGCCGCGCACGTCGTCGGCGTCGGCGGCGCGGTTGACCGCCTTCCAGCTCCAGTAGCCCGCCGCGGCCATGGCGGCGGCGTCGGGCTGCTCCAGCAGCTCGGGGTGCACGTCCAGCGGCATGCCCGTGATGCGGCCGAGCTCGCGGTAGTTGTCGCGGAAGGTGACCTGCAGGAAGCCCCGGCCCCGGTAGTTCCAGCCGTCGAACGAGCGCATGTCGCCGTTCCCATGGCGGCCGGCGTAGACCGTGTTGGCGATCGCCTGCGGACCGGCGGCGATCAGGCCGCGGGCGTGGTGGACGTCGCGCACGGCCGAGAACAGGGCGTCCAGCCGCGCCGGGTCGCGGTAGTTGAGGTTCTCGGTCAGCCGGGTGAAGCCGTGGGTCTCATGCGCGCACTGGGCGAGAAAGTGGCGCACCCGACGGGGGGTGTTCAGCTCGGCCAGCGGCCGGGCGCCTTCCAGGGCGCGGGCGTAGAGGAACGCCTCGGTGTCCCGCAGCAGCGGGGCGACGGCCATCAGTCGTCCGGCCGTGATCTCGCACGGTTCCGATCGGCGGCGCGGAACTGAAATGGCGACTGACGGGTTCACCGGATGGCTCGCAAGAAACCCGGCTTGCGCCGGGCGATGACTTGCGACCACAGTGGCTCAGCTTCGCGGGGCCATAGCCCCTGACAGCTGTCAGTCCTCGGGCTCGTCCAGGCTGTCGAACAGCGGCGTTTCGCCTCGCAGCTTCGCCTTCGCCCGCCAGGCCGTCCGCTCGTGGATGTCGCAGGCCAGCGCCGCGTCCCGCGCCGAGGCGTGCTTCGCCATCATCTCCGCCGCGGCCGCCCGCCGCCCCTTCTGGCCGCGGACGTTGGCCATGGGCACCATCATCTTGCCGCGCGCCAGGCGCTTGACCAGCTCGGCGGCCGCGGCCTTGCCGACGATCGCCACCAGGGCCGAGCCGTCGGCGTCCGAGATCTTGATCTCCGTGCCGCCATGCCGGCGGGCGAGCTCGAGCGCGTTGGCGACGCCGGCGACCTCGGCCACGTCCTTCAGGATCCCCGGCAGGCTCACTTCGGTTGTCCCTGGATCCGCTGCAGGGCGATCTCGGCGGCCAGGGCCTGCAGCGTGGCGTCCTGGAGCCGTTGGCGGCGGTTCTGGACCTCCCCATGCGGCGCGCAACGGGCCTTCCGCAGCGCCGCGGCCCGGGCCTCCTCGGCCTCGGCCACGCGCTGGGCGGCGTCCGCCTCGTCGCGCCAGGTGAAGAGGTCCTGGGCGCTCATTCCGTGGAAGCCTCGAACGTCGCGATCAGCTCAGCGTCGACCTCCGCCACGAGCTGCGCAGCGGTCGCCAGGCGCCGCGCCTGGTCTTCGAAACCAGCGCGCTTCAGGCGCAAAGCCGTCTTCGCCAGCGCTTTGACGACGCGCGCCATCCGCCATGCGTCCTGAGCGCCGATGACGGGGCTGCGGCTCATTCCTTGCGCGCCTCGCGGATCCGCTTGCCGTTCTCGATCGCCAGCTGCTCGATCTGGCGCTCCGTCAGGCCGCTGAGTCGGAAGGGCTCGACGCCCAGCAGCTCGGCCTGGCGCTGCACCAAGCGGCGCTTCAGCGAGAGTACCTCCTGGCCCTTGGTGACGCCGGCCAGGTCCTGTGGCCAGCCTGCGCGCTCGGCCATCCCCTTCAGCGCCTCGATGAGCCGATAGGCGATTGCCGCATCCGCCCATTGCAAGCGGTCCACGCCGAGCTGGCGCTTTGCGAACGCCTCCAGGGCGCGCTCGTCGCCGCTGCGCACCGCGCCCAGGTTCCACAGCGACTTCCACATGGCCCGCGCCTTGAGGGCGAGCGGCGTCATCGCAGGTTTCGGCCGAGCCGGGCTGGCGGCGGCCGCGCGGTCGCGAGTGATCTGGCCGAAGTCCGGCTTCCATCCGAGGCGGCGGAACTCGTTCAGCACGGAGACGAGCTGGGCGTCGCTGCAATCGGCCGCGGAGCGGTGGCCAGTGACACGCTCGAGCACGTCTCGGCGCGCGTCATCGTCAAGGCGCAGGTCCTTCGCCGCCAGGTGCACCTTGGCGAGCATGGCGCGCCGGCCGGGGCTGGCCTGCTGGGAGGCGATGGCCATCAGCCTGGCTCTCCGGGCTTGCCGCCCAGCTGCCGCTGCTGCTTCAGCCGGTAGTGGTGGGCGCGCTGGGCGGTGATCGCCACGTTGGTCATCACCAAGGTCACCGGGACCGCGAGCAGCTCGTCGGCGCAGAATTCGCCGATCGCCTGGCCGAAGCAGACGAGCACGTCGTCGATCGCGGCGCCGGCGTGGCGGGCGCGACCGATTGCCATGTGCAGGTCGCCGATAAGGTTCATCAGCCGCTCGGCGTCGGCCTCGTCCCACTTGGGTTCGTCAGGGCTCATGGGCGACGGGCTCCGGCCGGGTGATGAAGGACTGCTCGAGGCGCTCCTCGACGTTCCACCAGACGCCCTCGGCGTCCTTCCGGAGCCGGGAGACGAGCTTCACGCGAGCGCCGCTGGGCTTGGTGAAGACCGCCTCGACGCGCATGCGGCTGCGGCGGGCGTTGACGATCGACTTCATGACCACGGGCGGCGTCCAGCCCTCGCCGACCAGGTCGAAGAACTCCAGGAACCCGGCCTGCCACGGGATGGTGCGGGTGGATTGGCCAGTCATCAGAGCGGCCTCGCGTCGTGCTTCACGCCGTCCAGCGTGCAGGGATCGCGCTCCTTGCCAGCCCGATAGCTGGCCTCCTGGCCCCACGTGACGAACAGCGGCCGATGCGGGAGCGTCGGAAGGTCTCGGGCGCCTACCCACTCGCCCCACTGTTTGAAGTGGAAAGGCACCTCCTCGTCGGCACAGAGGTCGCGCAGATCCCGATACCAGTCCGGGTTCGCCGGCCGCGCCGGATGCGCCCCCTGATCGGTCTCGCCACCGGTGATGACCCACCCGAGCCAGTTGACCCCGGTCTCGTGGTGCAGGAAAGGCCGGCCGACATACAGCGCTGCGATGTCGGCCACACCCTCCAGCAGCGGCTCGAAGGAGGCGAAGAAGAACGCAGGCTGTTCCGGCCACGCTCGGTTCAACAGCAGGCGCAGGTTCTGCTCTGTACGCTTACGGTCCTCGCAAGTGACGCCTGCTGCCGCGTTTGGCGGCCACCCGCCGGCCTCCGCGGTCATCTTCTCGATGTTGCCAGGGCGCTTCGTCAGCAGAAGCCAAGTCAAGTTGGGTGTCTCTCGGATCAGGTCGAAGAGGTCCCGTCGCCACTCTGGAGGTACGGCGTTGTCGAATACGTCGGCGAGGGAGGCACAGAAGACGAAGGTCTGGCCCGGCGCTGCGGCCGCTTGCCGGTTCCACTTCCGAGGCTGACGCCAGTCCTTGGTTCGGCTGCGGGTGCCGTCACCCTTGCCAGGTCCACCCCACTCAGCCCGGGCGAAGCGGCCTCCCTCGCCACCCATGAGCGCGGCGGCATAGCAGCCGTCGCAAGCCGGCGAGATCCGCGTGCAGCCGATCCAGGGGTTGAAGGTGTGGTCGGTCCACGAGATTGCGGAGTTCTCGGCCATCAGTCGGGATCCCGGTCGTAGTTGAAGACGGTGATGACCTCGCCGTGGCGGGCGAGGAGGGGGACGCGGTGCACCGGCACGTCGATGAAGACGCCGGCGTCTCCCGGCTGCAGGTCGATGTGCGGGAAGGCGCCGGCCACCAGGGCCGCCCGGATCTCCTCGCGGAAGCGCTCCACGTCGACGCCGCACACGCGCTCGACCCAGCGCAGGACGGCGTGGTCGCTCACGTCGATCTCGGCGGCGGCGAGGTGGATGCAGGGCATCAGGCATGCCCCTCGAGCTGGGCCAGCTCTGCCTTCAGGCGGGCGAGCTGGCGCTCGGTGGACGCGATCTCGCGACCGATCCGGGCGCGCCGCCACAGCCGCTCGTCGTAAGGCGGCAGGCGCGGCGGCAGGCCGAGACCATCCAGCAGCCGCGCCACCTTGCGCCGCTCCTCGGCCGAGGCGCCATAGCGGCGCTCGGCGGTCGCCACCTGCTGGGCGAGGCAGCTGATGCCGCGGCCGTTCATTTCCCGCGACAGCCGGCGCCAGGACAGCTGCGGCAGCAGGCGACGGGCGAGCAGCAGGGCGCGTTGCCGGGGCCAGTTCTCCTCGGTGTTGCCGACGGCAGATGGGCCGCGCAGCTCGGCCACCGTCGCGCCCTCGGCGGCCGCGACGGCCTCAAGGATCCGAGCGAAGGTCAGCTGCTCGCGCATCACGCCACCCGCGCCCGGGCGAACCCCGCCCGCTCGAAGGCGATGTCCAGCTGGGCCGCGCGGCGCTCGGCCCCGCGCAGACCCTGGCGCGCCTCGCTGAAGGCCAGCCACTCGGCCGGCGTCACGACGGCGTTGCGGCCGAAGTCGCGGAACCGGCGGCCGATGTCGACGATGAGCTCCCGCTCGAACTCCGACGTCGCCTCCGGATGGTCGAGCATCAGCACCACGGCCTCGGCGATCGCGGCCACCTGGGCGTCGGTGAGCGTGCTCATGCCGCGCCGCCCAGCTGGACCTCGAACGGCTCGATGACGAAGTCCTCGCCTTCCGAGCCGATCTTCACGCCCGGCACCTGGCGGGCGGTGTCCGGGTCGGCGAGCATCGCCTCCTTGTCGATCTCTTCCTTGGTGCGCACGAAGCGGCCGCCGAAGTTGGACTTCAGCAGCGCGATCACGGCGGCCACGCCGCGGATCGAGACGCTCGGCGGACGGGCGCGCCAACGCACCTCGCCGGTGGCGAAGATCACGGTCTTGGTCTTGCCGGCGTTGGTGAGCTCGCCGCGGTTGGCTTCGCAGAAGAGCTGGACCAGGCCGCGGTCGGCGGCGATCGCGTCCTGCAGCGGCTTGGCCCGTTCCTCGGCGGCGGCCTTCAGGCGGCTGACCTCGTCGTTTAGGTCGGCCTCGATGCGGGTGAGCTCGCGCTGGTTGGCGCCGATCCGCTCGACGGCGGCCTCGGCCTCCTGGCGGCTCTGGGCGGCGGGGGTGGCGATGGTCTTCAGGGCAGGTCTGGCCATGGGGCTCTCGGGTTCAGGTTGGGGATCAGGGGCGAAGCTTGACGCGGAGGGCGTCGATGCTGAGGAGCTGGCCGTCGAGCCAGCCGACCGTCTGGCGCGAGATCTCGCGCAGGCCGGTGGGCAGCGGCTCCAGCTCGGCGCAGGACCCCAGCGCCTGGGCCGCCCGCACCAGGTCGGCGTAGGCCTGGGCGAAGGCGTCCAGGGCGACGGCGCGGGCCTCAGCGTTGAGCCGCTCGGCGCGCTGGGCCAGCGCCTCCGGGCTGGGGGCCGGGAAGGCGGCGAGGCTCATGCTGCGCGCGCCCGACGGGTCAGGAACCAGCGCATCTGGCGGCGATCGCAGGGCGGCGGCGGGTCGAGGGCGTCGACCAGGCCGGCGTGCGCCAGCCGGGTCAGGGCCTGCTCGACTTCGACAAGCGGCCGCCCCAGCCGAGCGGCCAGGGACGCCAGCTCGGCGCTGCCGCGTCCGAGCTGGGCCAGCAGCTGGCGCTGGAGGGAGAACGCCCCGCTCACGGCCGCCCTCCGTCATGGACGGTGAGCCCCCGCGAGCCGCGGTCCGGCGTCGGCGTCGTCGGCCGGGTCGGCATCATCTGCTCGAACCCTTCCTCGATCTTGCTCAGCAGGCGGTCGAGCTCGCGGTCGGTGATGATCACCTTGGCGTTCATCATGGCGCGCAGCTGGCGGGCGGCGCTCTTGCCCTGGCGGGCGAGGTCCAGGCTGGTCATGGCGTTCGTCTCCTCCTGGGATCAGCGGACCTGGACGCCGCCCGAGAGCTGCGCGAACGCGCCCTGCAGGTGCGACAGGTCGAGGGCCTCGCCGGCCACGCGGGCGGCGAACACGGCCTTGCGGAAGGTCTGCGAGACGTTCCGCAGGCCGCCGGGCTTGCTGGCGATGGATTGGCAGAAGCCGACCTCGGGCTTGCCGATCTCCTCGCGGTTGGCCGCCGCCCAGGCCATGGCCAGCATCTCCGCGTCGCGCGGATCCGGGTGCAGCCGCACGACGCGGTGGGCGACGCGGCTGGACACCTGGGCGAACTCGCGCTTGCCGCCGGTGGCGCCGACCTTGGTGTAGAGCTCCTCGTTGCCGACGATGGCGATGCCCAGGCCGCAGCGGTCGTTGATGGCCCGCAGCGCCTCGATGGCGGTCAGGGTCAGGTGCTGGCCCTCGTCGATCACCAGGAGGCCCGTGGCCTCCTCGGCGACCCGCACCACCTCGCGCTTCAGAACCTGCGGCGTGCCCTTGGCGTCCGGAAGGCCCATGGCCGCCAGCACCTCGAGCAGCATGGTCGGCACGCCCGAGGTGGTCGGGTCCATGGCCGCGTACCAGGCGCGGGGCGTGTCCGAGACGTACTGTTTGCAGGTGGCGGTCTTCGAGACGCCGGGCGCGCCGGCGATCACCACCAGGCTGCCGGTGGCGCGGGCGTAGCTCAGCGTCCCCATGATCTCGGCGGAGCCGTGCATGGAGATGAAGGGCGGCGTGTCCGGCAGGGTGCGCCGCATGGCCTCGGCCGTCTCCTGGGCCCGCAGCCACTTGGTCAGCTTGCTGGCGACTTCGCTCTTGCCCGGCTCGGCCGGGTAGCGGTCGTTGAGGTACTGGCTGAGCGTGCTGTCGGGCACATCCGATTGGCGCGCCAGCTCGGCCTGGCTGATGCCCAGCGCCTTGACCTTGGCCTTCACCTCGCCGCGCAGGGCGACGTGCTCGGCCTCCTTGAAGTGGGTCTTGCCGGGGTTGACGTTCATGCTACTCAAGCTCCTGTTCTCGATGCTTTTGTTGGCCCGTCCGGGGTTGCCGCCCCGGGCGGGCTTTCCTCATCCGCCCCGCGCCAGGCGCCCGAGGGCGGCCTGGAACTTGGCGTCGAAGTCCGGTGTGGGGTTGGCGGGCGCGGTGCCCAGCTGCTCGGGCCGGCTGGGCAGGCCGAAATCGACCGCGATGACCTTCTCGTCCGCAGGCAGGGCCGGCGGCGGCTCGGCGCCCTGCAGGCGCGCGGCCACGTCCTGCGCCTCCAGGCGGCGCAGCGCGCCGGCCTGGAGCTTCTTCCCGCGCTCCCAGTCGCGCAGGGCCTTGCGGTGCTCGCGCCCGTCGCTGGCCCGGTCGAAGCTGCCCGCGACCAGGCGGTCGGCCTCGCAGAGCCAGCGGCCGTCCAGGCTGTAGACGTGGGCCGGCAGCTCCATCCGCTCGGGATCGAACCGCACGATCACCTTCTGGCGCTTCAGGTCCCCCAGCGCGGGCGACCAGTAGCGGTGGCCCTCCACCGTCACCGCGCCCGACTTCGGGTCCATGCTCACCGGCTTGGAGGCCAGCAGGCACATGCGCAGCTGCGCGGCCGTGAGCCGGCGCAGCGCTTGGCCCTCCAAGCCCTCGGCGAACACCACGTCGAAGGACCGGCCGTGCATGCCTGCACCGCGGCGGCCCAGCTGGGCGTTGTAGTGCGCCAGCTCACGCTCCACGATCGCCTCGAACTCGGCGAACGGGATCGCCCGGGAGCCGTAGTTCTCCGGCTTGGCCACCGGGTTGTGGCCGGTGTAGGCGCCCTCGAACTCGGGCGACTTCGCCAGGTCATGGGCGAAGTTGCGGAACGCCCGCTCGATCGGCTTGGCCTGGCCCCAGTAAGGTGTCACGGCGATCGCCTGGACGCCCAGCAGCTTCAGGAGGCCGTCCGGCTCCTCTTCCGGGGTCTTGCCCCAGCGGTTGCGGACCTGGCCGCCGGAGATCGCCTGGGCGGCGTTCTCGCGGCCGTTGTCTACGAAGATGCCCTCGGGCAGGCCGTAGTCGCGGAAGGCGTCGGCCAGCGCCAGGCGCACCAAGTGGTGGTTCAGCGTCAGGTCGTGGCGGATCGCCAGCACCTTGCCGCTCTTGATGTCCTGGATGGCCAGGGCGTGGGGCCGCGAGACGGTCCCGTTCGGCCAGCGGACCATGACGTCCCAGGTGTGGCCGTCGAGGTTCAGGTACTGCATCACCCGGATCGACTGGCGGTCGCGGTCGAGGTGCGGGAAGGCGTGGCTGAGCGCCTCGGGCCCATAGCGCAGGAGGGTCTGGACGGGCGCCGGGATCTCCGCCTCGAGGCGGCGCTGCAGCGTCTTTGCCGAGGGGATCTTCCAGCCATTGTCGGCGGCGATCCGGATCAGGCGGCGATAGCAGGCGGCGTGCCCGGGCTTGGACTGGCGCAGATAGTCGCCCTTGTACTGCTCCCAGGCGTCGGCGCTCAGCTCGGCGGTGGCGCTGCGCCCGGCGTAGTCGGGGGCGAGGTAGGCGATGCGGTCGGCCTGGGCGACGCCGTCGATACGGGCGAGCCAGCCGTAGACGGTGCTGACGCTGTGCGGCGGCTCCCGGCCGGCGGCGCGGGCCTCGCGCGCGTCGGCGCCCACCACCTCCTCGACCGCCCGGCTCTTGCCGAGGCCGGCGCGGCGCAGGCTCTCGATCCGCTCGACCACCTCGAGGCGGCGGCGCGCCTCGTCTTTGTAGCCGGTGGGCAGCTGATCCCACCGCTGCCACACGGCCTCGGCGTCCGGCCGGGCGGCCGGCGACGCGGCGGCCATCAGCTTCACGCGCGCCGGTTCGGGCAGCAGGCTGACGTGGAACTCGACCCCGCCGCCACGGCCGTGCCGCTTGCGGGCCAGCTTGCCGCGCACCGGATCGGCGGCGCCCATCCAGCCCTCGGCGCGGACACGCTTCAGAATTCCCGGCTTGGTGCTGGGCATCCCCGGCAAGGCCATCGCGGCCAGCTCGGCCGCGGAGAACCACTCCTGAACTGCGCCTGCAGCTCGGCTCATCGACGCCCCCGTCGCATGCGAACTTGAGCAGGGGCCTCGGCGAGCGCAGCCGCCGCGGCGGCGAGCAGCTCCTGCCCCTGTTTCTGCATCAGGGCGGCCCTGGCGAGGTACGCCTCGCCGCCCTCCAGGATTTCCATGCCCTCGTCGTGCAGGACGACGTCCCACAGCCAGGTCTGGTTGGTGGCGCGGACGAAGGCCAGGAACCGGACCAGGCTGATCGTGTGCTTCTCGCGGCTGACGGCCGTGTAGGCGTTGAGCTGCGCGAGCGTGACCTCGCCTTCGTCGTAATCGAGCTGGAGGGTCATCTCCTCGCAGATCTGCTCGCGAGACTTCGGGCACAGGCGGATGGCCTCGGCCATCGCCATGGCGATCCGCCGGTTGAAGTCCCGCGCCCGCAGCAGCTCGCTGGGCGCCCGCACCGGGAACGCATCGCGGACCTCGAACAGGTCGCCTTGATCGGGATGGCGGCGAGCCTTAGCCATGGGCGCGCGCCAGCAGTTGCTCGGCCTGGCGTAGCAGGTCGCTGATCGCCCGGCCGATCGCTTCAGGTTCGGCCACCAGCGCGCGGCCAGCGACGTCGTCTGCCAGCGCGCGGGCTTCCGCCAGGCAGCGCATGGCGCGGCGGATCAGCCGCGGCGCCTGTAGGTCGGCAAGGGCACTCCCGTCAGCCATCGGCCGTGCCCCGGACGATCCAGCCCTTCGGTAGCGGCCGGCCGGCGAGATCATGCAGGATCGCCGCGCGGGCGCCCGGCGAGGCCGAGCCCCATAGCTTGCGAAAGGCCTTCAACGTCTCGTCGACGGGCGTCTGAGCGGCCTTCACCGGGAGATTGCCGGCGGCCAGCGCGATGGCGTCGGAGACGCTCCTGGCGCCGCCCTCGATCATCAGTTCAGCCACGCGGCGCTGCTCGGCCTTGTCGGCGATGTTCGCCAGCTGGCGCAGCACGCCCTCGGTCTTGCCGATCCAGGTGCCGCGCAGCTGCTGGCGAAGGTCGGCCGGAAGGCCGTTCACGGTCGACAGAGCCGCACGGATGGTCCGGTCGGTCAGGCCCACCTCGGCGGCGGTTTCCGCCGCGAAGCCCATCGCCTGCGGCGCTCCGCCGAGAAATTCGGAAATGTTTTCCGATTTACTGGGCCGGCCGCGCTTTGGGCGGGCGACGTCCTCTGCCTGAACGACGCGATCCGGGAACCGGCGCCGCCAAACCGAAAAGCGAGCCATGACCATCTCGGCGCGCTCGAGGGGCGTCAGCCCGCGGCGCACCAGGTTCTCGTCGATCTCGATCTGCTCGGCTTCGTCGTCACTGAGCGGGCGGATGGTGGCGGCAATCTTCGTGCGGCCCAGGCCCCGCATGGCGGCCAGGCGGTGCGCCCCGGCCACCAGGCCATAGAGCATGTCGCCGTCCTCGCTCGGAAGCGGCCGCACGAGGATCGAGCCGAACCAGCCGCTCTCCTCAATGCTGACCTGCAGGTTGGCGACGGCGGCGGGATCGACGGCTCGCAGGCGCGGACCGACGACGATGGCGGAAACTGGGATCTCGACCCAGGCGGCGGCAGGCATGTCTAAGCCGCCTCGCCGTTTTGACGGTGCGTCTCGAGGGGAGTCGCGATATCCCCGTTCGTGGATGGCGCAGGTCGTCCGTACCGTTCAGGCCAGAGCTCCTCACGGGGAACATTGATGAAGGCGGAGATCACCTCCTCCGCGTCGCGCCGATGGTTCCGAAGCGCGTCGCGGCAGGAGCATTCGGGAAGGCCGTTCTTGAGCGCGAGCCCAGTCAGGGTCTCGCCGCGCATGCGCACGGCCGCCTTGATCAGCTCCGGGTGCCAGACCTGGTCCCGTTTTTGGGAACGACGACTCATTTTCGATTCCATCCGACTCGTATGTGAGTCGGCCTCCCCATTCGTGGGAACATGGAATCCGATTTTGGGCCGCCGTCAAGCCGAGGTCCCCATTCGTGGGTAGAGAACTCATTGATGAGCAGCTGCACTCGCGGATCGACTACGCGATCCAGCGGCTTGGGGGGTCAGTAAAGGCCGCCCTTGTCACCGGAATTCCGAAGAGCACGCTGAACCGGTGGACCCAGGACGGTGGACCTGACATTCCCAGCCAAGGCATTCGTGCGCTGGCGGAAAACGCGAAGATTTCAGTATCGTGGCTCGTCACCGGCCGTGGCTCGCCAGACGCGAAGGCCGGCGGTTTCGAGGCTGTGCCCCTTTACGACGTTAGACTTGCCGCCGGGGTTGCGAAATTCAGCGAAGCGGCACGCGTAAACGCCATGATACCGATTGACGCATCCCTCCTACTCAGTCTGGGGCGCCAGTCGGCGGATGGGCTCGGGTTCGTCGAGGCCGCCGGCGACTCGATGTTCCCAACAATTCCCGATGGTTCTCGGGTGCTCTTGGACCTGAACGATACCTATTTGCGCGAGGGTATCTTTGGGTTCAGGCACGACAACGATCTGCGCGTAAAGCGGCTGCTGAAGAGAGCGGACGGGATCGACATTATTTCGGACAACGAACACTATCCGAGCGAACGGTTGGAAGGCGATGCGCTAAACCACTTCCAGGTCATCGGCCGCGCAAAGCTTGTCGTCTCGCACCTTTGACTTTCCTGGCGGCGCGCCGCTGGCGTCTCGCGCTGGCTCGAATATGGGCCGGAGGGCCTGGTGGCTCGCGAACCGTGGCCGATTGGCCTGCATCTTGCGTAGCGGCGGTTTTCGGGCCGAGCCGGCCGCGTTCGGGACAATTGGGCCCATATTTGGGACCTTGACCGAAAGCGGTGAGCCGGTTGTCGCAGGGGTTCTGGGGCGATGAGGGTGAGATGAGAACGCTGCTGCTGATATCCGCAGCCGCCTGCGTCGCGGCGTGTGAACCGATAGACAATTGCAAGTCGACCGCGGGCGCAGAGCTTGCCGCTGAGGACTATGTCTCCGGCCTAATGCGCGATCCACATAAGACGAAATTCCATAATGTGCGTGCGGCGAGCATCGGCGATTGTAAGTTCAAAGTGACCGGCACCGTAGAGGCGCAGAACGGTTTTGGGGCGTGGCTAGAGAAGCCCTTTAGCTTGGTCGCGGAGCCGGGCGGAGGGCACTACCGTATCTCGGAGATCGCCATCGGCGACGAGCTGGGTATCGGCCGGCCATGAACCACTGGCTCGCTCTGGGCGCAGCCATGACTGGCGCTGCCGGCACCCTACTCCTTTACTTAGGGAGCTTCGCGTTCGTGCAGCTCGGGGGCTTCTTCGTCAGCGACGAGGTGCATGCCCAGGCCAAGCGCGGCAACGCGCGCCGCCGCCGGTTGCAACGCGCCGGTCTCATTTGCCTAATGCTCAGCTTCCTGCTGCAGGGCGTCGTCGTCTTCGTCTGAAGATTGCGAAGGACTCACCTCCGCGTGCGGCAAATTAGAACATACGCGGAACAGTTGGTTGCGTTCGCGGGTTACTCAAGCTTCTGATGCGCGGCCATGACGTCCGCCAATGACAACGCCGCCCCGCCGCCCGCCGGCTTCGTTCCGATCATCGGCTTGGTCGCCGGCGACGGGCGGGTGACGATCACCGATCCGGCCTGGCGCCCCGCACCGCAGGCGGCGGAGGCGACAGCGTTCCCGAACGATCCCCGGGAGGCCTGACCCATGCCGATCCTGCCTTATGAGCCGCCCGGGCCTGACGGCCTGACGCGACACCAGGCCGCCATTACGGTGGCTGAGGTCGCCGAGAAGGGTTGGGCCCTCTGCTTCGGCTGCCGCGCCTGCGGCCGGCCTGGCCGCCGCATTGGTCCCGCCGAGATGCTCGAGCTGTTCCCACCGCAGACCACCATGAGAGCGGCCCTCGCCCGCCTGCGCTGCTCGGCCGAAGGCTGCAATGGCCAGGCCCGCGGCAGCTTCGTCGCCGACGTGGCCTACGTCATCGCCCAGAACGTAGCCCGGTTCGAGGCCGAGGCCCGCTGAGAGCGAGTTTACAGTTCGAGCCGTCGCCCGGGTCGGGCGTCAGGCCCGACCTTCACGCCTTCACCGCTGTTTTCATTGCCGTTTTGGAGATCTGTAAACCGAATGCCCTTTTGGCAACCGCAGTTTACAGTTCAGTTGACGGTTAGAGCCGCCCCGACGGCCCCTTTTCGTCCTTCAGGTGCCCGGCGGACGCGCCCCTCTTTGAGCGCGTTCGAGGCCGATTTACTCAATTCGTTCAAAGCTGCGCCGCAGAGCCGTCGAACGCCTGTTGACGTCGCCTCAAACGCCGGCCGAATGTCTAGCCGGTGCTCCGATCTGCACTGTCTAATTCGCCGCCTGAGCCGCCCCCACGTCGTTTGGGGCGGACAACGGCGTCGGAGCGTCATCACCCGCTGAGAGGCGCGCCGCGCGTTGATTTCCCGTGGAAAATGTCCCGACAGGTCCCACGTCATCCCGGGTCATCCCGGAACTCCGGAACCATGTGTCCCCTCACATCCAGCCGGCTGCGCCGGCTTCGGCGGGCGGTCCCCCTCCCCCGCTTCGCAGGGGAGGTGCTAGGTCCGCTGTCCGGCGCCGTTAGTGACGGACATCCGGCCTCGCGG